ACCAAATGCAAATGGTTGTTGCCTACCCAATGCACGGTGCAATGATTGGAAGAAAAGATACTGCCGGCCCAAATGGTTCAGGATTTTTAGGCGAGAATGAAGCAAGTTATACATTAACTGCAAGTAATCAATCTAGGCACGGTGTAGCAGTTGTTCATAATCCTTCAACATTTGCAAATTATATTGAGCAAGAAGTTGTAGGAACTTTGAGAGCAGGGATGCCAAGAGGCTCTGAACCATTAGTTCCAGTAGAGCAAATTACAAACTCTGTTGTTGCACCCTTGCAAGCAAGATTTTATAAAGGTGCAAACTCTGAATCAGCAGCGGGTGGGCATTTACAAATTTTTGATTCAGTGGTGCGCCGTCTAACTCCTGTTGAATGTGAAAGGTTGCAAGGCTTTCCTGATGATTGGACTTCGGGGCAGGCTGATCAACACCGCTATAAGCAAATGGGCAACGCGGTAGCCGTGCCTGTTGTTGAATGGATTGTAAAACGATTAGTGGGGGCGGTAAATGAGCGCGACACTTGAGGCAGGCTTTGATGAAACTTGGATAGATAATGATGATCTAAGAATTAAGATAACACCATTCATATCACAAAGGGGGCAGAGATGATTAAGTTTAGATCACCAATAATTATTCAGAAAAAAGATAAAGCATTTGTTTTATTTAATTGCAGCCACTGCGGTTCTCATTTCTTTGTTGCGGTAAAAAATATCCGCGTGAGCAATTATTGTAACAGTTGCCAATGATGAATAATTGCTTAGAGGATTACAAATATTATTTCTCTCAGAGATTTAATCTGTTCAATGGCAATGCCAAAGAAGTTTTAACTTTTATGGCAAGTAATAGTATTGATTCCATAGTTACCGATCCACCTTACGAACTCGGCTTTATGGGTAAGAGTTGGGATTCAACTGGTATTGCTAATGATGTGCAGTTATGGAAAGAAGTTCTGCGTGTATTAAAACCAGGTGGGCATTTATTATCCTTCGGCGGCAGCCGTACCTATCACCGAATGGCAGTTGCCATCGAGGATGCAGGCTTTGAGATACGAGATCAAATTATGTGGGTGTACGGCAGTGGGTTTCCTAAGTCGTTAAATATAGATAAGGCAATTGATAAAGCAGCAGGTGTAGAGCGTGAGGTATTAGGTGTAAAAAGAATGCAACCTGATATTCGTGGAAATAATTATGCGCAAGGTAAAAGAGATTATGCTGGTGATACAGTTCCACAATACATAACAGAACCCGCCACCGCCGCTGCGAAGCAATGGCAGGGCTGGGGAACTGCACTTAAACCAGCGCACGAACCGATAGTGCTTGCGAGAAAGCCAGTTGAAGGCACGGTTACTAATAATGTTTTAACTTATGGTGTGGGTGGGATTAATATTGATGGAACTAGAGTTGGCAGTGAAATTCTTGGCGGTGGAACGATGCCTGATTTGCGCGATGTTGGCACAATGAGCAAACAGGCAACAGGAATTGATAAATTATCATTTGGACAAAATTCTCGACCTGCACTTCGCAAAGAACAAGCAACTTATCAAGGCCGATTCCCCGCCAACTTCATTCACGATGGCAGTGATGAAGTTGTGGAGTTGTTTCCTGATACCACAAAAGGAACTGCGAGAGTTGCAAAGCCAGGTGGTACTACATTTGGTGGAACTGTAATGAGTGATGAAGTTATTGGCACTTGGTACGGCGATGGTGGCAGCGCCGCCCGATTCTTTTACTGCGCCAAGGCTAGTAAGCGTGATCGCAATGAGGGGTGTGAGAATTTAGATGATAAGGAATGGAAAACTGAGGGAGCAGCAATACCTGAAAGAGAAAATAGACCATTCTTACCGAGTAAAAATAATCACCCAACAGTTAAACCAACCGACCTAATGCAATACTTATGCAGATTAATTACGCCACCGAACGGCACAATACTTGACCCATTCTTAGGTTCAGGTTCAACTGGCAAGGCTGCAATGTATGAAGGTTTTAACTTTGTTGGCATTGAATTAACTGATGAATACTTACCAATTGCAAAAGCAAGAATTGAGTTTGCACTTGCTAACTTAGATGAAAAGTTATTCTGATGAACGATATTTATCTAGCAGCGCTGCAACTTGCCAAAGAGGGAATCTCGGTAGTTCCTGTTTCTACCGATGGTTCTAAGCGGCCTGCACCATTTAGTTGGCGCCAATATCAAGAGGCTAAACCATCAACTGAGCAATTAGTAGATTGGTTTAGCGCAGGCACCCAGCAAGGAGTAGGTGCTATCTGCGGGGCGGTATCAGGTAACTTAGAGATGTTAGAACTAGAAGGTAGAGCAGTAGCAGCCCAGATACATATTCAGGCTAAAGATATGGCTGAGAACTCAGGCCTTGGTGATCTATGGAAAATAATTCAAGAAGGTTATTGTGAGGTTACCCCAAGCGGTGGCATCCATTGGTTATATCGAATCGCCGATTCCATAACACCAGGTAATCAAAAACTTGCTCGCAGGCCAGGTGAGAATGGCGGAGTTGATGTCCTCTGTGAAACTAGAGGTGAAGGCGGCTTTGTAATCTTGGCGCCATCGGGTGGCACCTGCCATCCATCAGGTGATTCTTGGAAAATGTTAAGTGGTTCCATCGCCACAATTCCTACTATTACATTCGCAGAGCGTGAAGCACTTTTTTCAATCTTTAAATGCTTTGATGAAATGCCTCAAGTTGAAAACATCGCTCAAGAGATTAAAAGCCGTGAAGTTAATCTTGCGCTACCAGGAGATGATTACAACTCTAAAGTTACTTGGGATCAGATTCTAACTCCGCTAGGTTGGTCAAAGGTTTACACTAAAGGTGATGCAACTGCTTGGCGGCGCCCTGGTAAAACAGAAGGCATCAGCGCAACAACAAACTTCAATGGCAAAGATAATTTATATGTTTTTACAACCTCAACAATATTTGAATCAGAGCATTCCTATTCTAAGTTCGCTGCCTACGCGACTTTAGAACACTCAGGAAACTTCAAGGCTGCTGCCTCTGCATTGCGAAGCCAGGGCTACGGGCGGGCGCCTGAACTAAACACATTACAAACCCTTGCAAGCCACTCACCATCGCTAGTGCAACTGCGCGATGAGAATGAGGACTTAACTACCTCAACTTGGATTCCTGATTTTATTAACTCAGATTCTATCTTTGATGAGCCAGAGCCTTGCATTCTGCGCAGGGCTGATGGCCACCACATTTTCTACGCTGGCAAGATAAACGCACTCTTTGGTGAGAGCGAATCAGGTAAAACTTGGATAGCACTAGAGGCGGTAAGGCAGGAGTTAGATAAAGGTAACTTTGTTTTTTATTTAGACTTTGAGGATTCAGTAAGAGGAATTTATAATCGCCTAAAGACCTTAGAAGCCGATTTAAGCCACTTTAAAACTTTTCTGTATAGTAACCCTAGCGAACCACTTACTGAAGGCTCTAGGGAGGCATTACTAACCAAAATCGAGGAGTATAAGCCATCACTTATCGTTTTGGATGGCGTAAATGCGGCTATGAATGTGATGGGTTTAGATTTAGAAAAGAACAAAGATGCCACCTCATTTTCCCAAGAGGTTCTGCGCCCGCTGCGGCTGCATAATGCTGCTATCTTAACAATTGATCATGTAACTAAATCTAAAGATAATCGTGGCAACTACGCCATCGGCGCCCAGGCTAAGCGAGCAGATATTGACGGTTGCGCAGTTGCAGTTGATGTTGAGATTGCATTTGGCAGAGGCATTGACGGCGCCTTAGCGCTTAAGGTAACTAAGGATCGCCCTGGCTTTGTCCGTGCCATTTGCCAGGAGGGTAAGAACCTTGGCGTTGCCAATATCAAGGCGCAGGCTAATGGAACTATCAAGATCAGTATTGAAGGTGCAAGTGTTGAGATGCTAACGATAGAAACAAAGATGGAGCAGGTTTCTACCTTTATGGCAGAACACGGTGTTGAGATGGGTAAGAATGAAATTGTAACCAGATTGCGAAAAGATGGGCATTCCATTGGCAACGACAATATAAAAGTTATCTTAGATTCCTTAGTCAATCGCAGGTGCCTATCGGTTCGCAAGGTTGGGCAGAAATCTCTTTACCAGTATGAGATGCAGTATTTAGCCAATGATATTAAAAGTTTGCCTGTGGATAACCTGCTATGAAACAACCGATCCGCCGATCCGCAACCGATCCGCTGAACCTGCGGATTTCTGCCATTCAACCGATCCGCCCTTCCCCCTCTTTAGAGGGGAAGGCGGATCGGTGGTTCGGTATGCGTAAAGGTTTAGTTCTATGAGTTATCTTGATTTTAAACCTATAAACTGTAAAGCCTGTGGAAAACTTATTTGGCAGGGGCATTCCTCTGCTGGCTTCCTTACCAAACTTGATACCCCTCGGCTCAATGTTATGGAGGAGATAATCAAGAAGGTCAATAAGTTTAGAACCTATGAGGCTCACCGAACTTTAGTTAGTTTTGAGGCTACCCCAAGAACGGGCGCCTATGTGATTGGAACAGTTTACAAACCTGAGAGGGTGATACTGGCTGAGCATCAGTGCAGCACCTTTAGTTTATTTGAAACCGAGCCACCTGATTACTGGAACCGAGTAGGAACTAAGGAATCTAAACTAGAGGAGATACCGTTCTAATGACCTGCCAAGTGTGTAGCAGAACAACACAGAGCCAAGGCGCCTGCCGTCTATGTTTTATGAAAGTTAAATCCTCATTGGTTGAGTTACCTGATTTACATTTTGAAGCCCAGATGTTTTTAGCCCCAGGTCGTAGTGGCTCAGGTAAGGCTAGCGCTGAACGAAGTATCGGCATCAATGTAGCGGCCCTAGATTTCACTATGGCTACTGAACTGCTACGAATCCTACATTCCTGGGAGGTAATCATCAGGAGCGATAGGAAACTCACCCCACCTGCGCTAGTGCTGAAGGAGCGAACCATAGATGCTGAGGTGCAGGCAACAGTTGATTTCCACTGCACCCACTTAGAATGGAGCCTTGGGCAAGAATGGGCGGTAGAATTTGCAGGTGAGGTTTACGGCCTACACGCAAAAGGCAGATCAGCAGCAAAAAGATTTGTAGAGCAGGCAAGAAGGATTCCCTGCCCAACAGATGATTGTAAACGATTTGTTGTAATTGATGTTGAAAATCTTATGGATGATGTTACCTGTTTTGGTTGTAAGCAAAGTTGGTCAGTGCTGAGGTTAATATCTTTAGCAATGAGTAATCCAGATAGAAAGTTTTATTTAGATGTTGAGGCGATAGCGGCTTGGATGGGAACTACTGAACGAACTGTTTACAACTTAATAAAAACTTACAAAGTGGAAAGGCGTGGCAAACTTTATGATCTCTCTGCAATCATCAAAGCCAAAAACTCCACACTCTAATTTGCATAAGTTTTCACTTTTCTGTGTTACACTTGCGTTAGCAGATTTTACTATCTCTGCGAAAGCCCTAGCCAAATTGTCTAGGGTTTCTTTATTGGTTGGAAAAATTATGAACGGAGAAGTTGAGGATTTAACTGAGATAGATGAAGCCCTTATTCATGCCTCTCGCACTCGTAATGATCCAGCCTTTACTCATCGCCAACGCGAGATAGTAAATAAATTTATAGATGATCTTTTAGATTCGCGTTCGGAATTAACAAAATGTTAAGCATCAAGATAAAGATTCTCGATATTGAAACAGAGATACAAACTGATCAGAACTTATCTTTCGATGCAATTGATTCGTTATTAAATCGTGCAGTGCAATCAACACTGCAATCATATCTTTCATTACCAGTAGAGGATCGCCTTGCGCCTTACACACTTTACAATGAACAGCACGATGAGATAGATGATGATGATGAGGATGCAGAATGAACTGCGACAATGTACTAACTGTAAGTTAGATTTAGCACCACATCATTTCCATCTTGATAGAAAACATCCAACTGGTTTGCGCAATACTTGCAGGCTTTGTCGTAGGAATAGTCGCCTTATTATTAATATGTCGCAAAGTAAATACAAAGAGATACTTGAATCGCAAAACAACAAATGCGCTATATGTGGCACAGATGCTAAGGAATTTAAAAAAGCATTAAGTGTTGATCACGATCACGAAACTAAAAAGATTCGTGGATTACTTTGTGTTAATTGTAATGTTGGCTTAGGACACTTTAAAGATTCACTAAGTAACTTACATCGCGCTCTTATGTATGTGGCCAAGCATGGCTCCTAAGTTACCTAGACCTTGCGTTGATTGCAACACACTAACCAGATCAGCAAGATGTATTAGATGTAAAAGATTAAAAGAAAGAGCAAGGCCAACACCAAGCCAAAGAGGTTATGGTTATGCGTGGCAGAAGTTATCAAAAGAATTTAGAACTGCACATCCATATTGTTTTAAATGTGGAACAACAAAAGATTTAACAACCGATCACATAATCAGTAAGAAAAACGGCGGCCTATCGGTGTGGTCAAACTTG